GAGTTTTCGAGACCGAGCGAAGGCGGTGATCACCGATCTGGGTTTGGACAAGATGACAGACGGTTCACTGATGGAGGCAATCAAGGAAGTGGCAGACGTGGTCTTCAAGCACGGGAGCCTGGTCGTGCACGACGATGACGTGTACTTTTGGGTCGGGACCTCCGACTACTTCGGCAGTGCCAGCGAGGGCCAGGTTGGAGCAGAGGAGAAGATAGCAGCGGATTTGGAGGAGTGGGTAACTGGCAATCCTGACGATGAGCAGTTCAGCATCCAACGGGATGTCATCGGTGAAGCCCTTGACTACTTGGAAGCCAGCGTTAGGTTGGACGTTTCCCACTGTGAGGGTTGGGACGTTTCTGGCTTCTTGACGCGACCTAGCGACTGGATAGCGAACGGCGCCAGCAACAGGACTGCGCTAGCTGGCACCAGGAAAACCAAGGTGTCCGCCATTCTTGACGGGGGTGTCGCTGAAGTCCGACGGGCTCTGGCCAACTCTGAGCGGCTTGAGTACTCCGAGTACACCAAAGAGGAGAGGAAGAAGGCCCGTGGAACCGTGGCTGCGCCTGATGAGTCCTGGCTGAAGATGGTTTTCGTCTTTCCTGGCATCAACGAGGCCATTTCGAAAACGTTCCCAACCTCCCTCGATGGCGGCATCCCGCTCGGCAGGTGGGAGCGGATGTGCAACTCCCTAAGATCAGGGAAAGGCATGCCTCTGGACCAGTCGAAGTTCGATCACATCCCCACACTAGAAGAGGTAGTCAGGATAGTGGAGTGGTTAGTCGACCAGGCGAGGCGCATGAAGGGCTGGAGTAGTGACCAGGAACGAGTTGCTAAGCTCATGGTTGACCAGCTGAAGGATGGTGGGACCTTGACCTACAAGGGCAGATCCGGCAAGCTGCGAGTCTGGCGCATCATCCACGGCATCCTGTCTGGATGGGGTTGGACAGCTGCGATCGACACGATCCTGAACGTCATCGAGTACGTGGCCCTTTGCAAGAGGGCTGGCATTCCCATACCGATGGACTGGGACCGCGTCTGCATGCAGGGGGATGATCTCTCTCGGCACGGCAATACGGAGGAGGAGGATCTACTGTTGGCCCTGGAGTACAAGAAGGTCTTCAAGGTGCATCCGAGCAAGTTCTGGGTCGGTCAGGACCAGGGCGAGTTCCTAAGAAATCGCTTCGGCTGGGACTGGGAGAAGAACCGCCCCTATAGGCGTGGCTACTACGGGCGGATGATCCCGGGCCTCTTGTCCGCTAACCGGTGGAGCAATGGCGAGATGAC